AGCAAATATACAGATGATATCGTCGCAAAGATGGAGATGCTTTTTAGGAGGGGTTTTACTGTTGTTGAAGTGTCAAAAATAATTGATATATCAGAAGATTCTATTTTGAGGTGGAGGAGAAATAAACCTGATTTTTGCAAGACGCTTGGAGAATGGAAGGCTGATGCTGATATCCGGGTTGAAAAATCCCTCTACGAAAGAGCATGTGGGTTTGAACATCCAGAGGAGAAGGTTTTTTGCAACAACGGCGAAATTATAACTCACCTCACCACAAAAAAATACCCCCCTGATTATCAAAGCATGGCGCTATGGCTCAAAAACCGGCAGCCTGATAAATGGCGTGACAAAATAGAGCACGAACACGGTGGGAGCGTATCAATCAATATCGTCAAATTTTCAGACGTTGAGGGCGATGGCGATGGCGATTAATATCCCCAACAATTGGAGGCCACGACCCGACCAGATGGAGGATTGGAGATACCTGGAGCAAGGTGGGAAGCGTGCCGTGATAGTGGCTCATAGGAGATGGGGCAAAGATGATGTTGCTCTGCATTTTACAGCCACACAAATGGTCCAGAAACCAGGCAACTACTGGCATATGTTGCCAAAGTACGAACAGGCCAGAAAAGTTATTTGGGATGCAGTCAACCCATCCACTGGCAAGAAGAGAATTGATGAGGCATTCCCCCCTGAAATAAGGTCAAGAACATCCAGCCAGCAGATGTTAATTGAAACTATTACTGGATCAGTGTGGCAATTGGTAGGGTCAGATAATTACGACCAGTATGTCGGATCTCCTCCAATAGGCATAGTTTTTTCTGAATGGTCACTTGCTAATCCGATGGCATGGGCTTTTGTATCTCCTATTTTAGAAGCCAATGGTGGGTGGGCGGCATTCATTTACACTAGCAGGGGCAACAACCACGGACGGACTATGTATGATCATGCGTGCAAAACTGATGGATGGCACGCATCAAAAATACCGGCCACAGATACGCCTGTTTTTGGATCTGACCAACTCAATCGTATTAAGGCTGAATTAATATCTATCTATGGATTCGAACTGGGCTCAGCCATGTACAACCAAGAGTATTTGTGCTCGTGGGAAGGGGCAATCCTTGGGTCCTATTTTTCTCGGCAAATGTCTGACGCTCGTGATGAAGGGCGAATAAGTTCCGTTCCTCATTCGCCAGGTCAAGAAGTCGATACTTTTTGGGATCTTGGAGTTGATGATTCCATGAGTATTTGGTTTATGCAAAGGGTTGGGAAATCATATCATTTCATAGATTATTATGAGGCGTCTGGATATGGGCTTGAACATTATGCAAAACTTTTAAAAGAGAAGCCATACCTATATGGGAATCACTATATGCCCCACGACGCGAACCAACGAGAAATGTCATCATCTGAAATAGCAAGATCAAGGAAGGAAGTGGCTGAAGGGTTGGGGATACGGCCAATAATAGTCACGAGCAGGGTTAGAAATATCGATACGCTAATACAGGTCCACATTCCGGCGATGAGAAATATTATCCCATCATGTTGGTTCGACTCTGAAAAATGCAAGCAGGGAATCGCGTGCCTTGAAAACTACAGTGCTGATTATGATGAGTCCAAGAAGGTCATAGCTTCCAGGCCCAAGCACGATTGGAGCAGCCATGGATCGGATGCATTTAGAACATTCGCAGTAGGGTACAGGGTATCGAACAACGAACCACTACCAAATATGGAGTTTGAGTCATTATGGTAAAATCCCACTCCGAAATGATCAAAACCCTATCAGAAATCAAAACCCCTGAAGCTGATTGCCGTGAGAGATCCAGGGAGCAGGAACGGATGATATATCGGAGAGGTGGCCAATGGGAGCGACAAATTTGGGAACGACTGGCTAATAGGCCACGGTACCAGTTAGATTTAATATCACCAATAGTTAGGCAAATCGTTGGGGATATCAGCCGTAGCGCATTCGATATCGCTGTATCGCCAGCTTCAAACGACGCCTCCGAAGAGACGGCACAGACCTATGAAGGCATCATTAGGCATATATCGAATATAAGCAACGCTAAATCAATCTATCGATACGCAGCGACCGGGATGGTCACATGCGGCATTTCTGGATGGCGTGTTTCTAATAGGGCTCTATATGGAAGCTTCGAGGATGATATCGTCCTGGATCACATAGACAATTTCAAAGACCGTGTTTGGTTCGATCCAGGCTCACGGCTACAAACGAGAGCGGATTCAGAATTTTGCGTGGTTGAAATACCAATGACGCTTGATAATTTTAACAAGCGTTTCCCAAAATCAAAGGGGCAACAAGGAATTGGTGAATCTGGCAACGTGAAAGATGGGCAAATTTACATTGGAGAGTACCTATGCAAGAAATATACACCTATTGAATACGTCTTGCTCTCAAACGGTATTGTTGTTGAAGTTGACGAAAACTATATGGCTGTATCAGATGAGTTGATGGTCTCAGGCATCCGTGAGATAGATCGACGAACGAGGAATAAGATAACAGTCTATCGCCGATATTTTAGTGGCGATGATTGGTTGGAAAACGAGTCGGTAACAATTTTTAACCAACTGCCTATCATACCATTGTATGGGAATTACCATATCATCGATGATGAGATAGGTTTTTATGGAGAGCCTGAGAAACTTATCGATCCGCAAAGGGTAACAAATTATACTTTGTCGAGATTAACAGAAGATACCGCTCTAAGACCAAAATCCAAAATGTTGATGACCCCAGAGCAGGCTGCTGGTAATACTGACTCTTACCGGACCATGAACGTCGACAACAAACCTATCTTGACTTATAACCACGTTGACGGGCAACCGCCTCCAGGGTACCAAACTCCGGCCCCTCCCGACCCAACTCTGATTACTATCATGCAGACTACCACAGACTACATCAATAGGATCTCTGGAATGTTTTCGGCCAACATGGGAGACAACCCAGGCCTGCAATCCGGTGTTGCAATAGGCCAACAGATCAACCAAGGCAATAATAGCTCAACTCATTATTTTGATTCAATAGAGATAGCGATCAACCATACAGCGCAAATAATTGTTGATGCCATTCCGAATATCTATAACGATAGAAATGCGGTAAGGGTATTGGGTGAGAATGGCGCTGCAAGTTATGCGAAAATTAAATTTCCAGTTTTTGATCAGCAAACAAGGCAAGTGATAGAGCTAAATGACTTATCCAAAGGGAAATACAGCGTAAGTCTTTCTGTTGGCCCTGGATATCAAAACAAACAACAACAAACTGTTGATAACATAATCGAGATTGCGAAAGTTGACCCGTCAATTCTACAGATTGGATCTGATGTTATGCTCGAAAACATATCTGCACCAGGAGTCAAGCAGATCGCAGAGCGGAAACGATTCCAGATGGTTCAGGCTGGATTGATCCCACAAGACCAATTATCGGACGATGAAAAAATGATGCTTCAAGCCCAACAGCAACAAGGCCAGCAGCAGATTTCTCCGATGGATCAATTGGCCATGGCTACCGCTCAGGCAGAGGTTAAAAAAGCTGAGGCTCAAACAGCAGACATCATATCAAAGGTACATGACCGAGACGCTAAAAACCAACTCGAAGCTCAAAAACTTGCGTTACAAGCCAACGAGCTTGCTATCAAAACCCAAGCTGAGCAACAAAAAATTGCAATGGCTCAACAGCAGATGACGATTGATGTCAGCGCTAAGCTCGATGAACATTACAAAATGTTAGCAGATACCCTGAAAACAATCAGGGAAGCGATAGGGGCCGATGCGGTAATGCATCCGGCAGCGATACAGGCCTATGAAAAAAAGGCGATTGAACTAAACAAATAACTGGTACGTGCCCAATGCACGGGAGAACGGAACGTGACCGAATAACACGGGGGGAAATATGGAAAACGAACAAGTAGTAGACAATCAAGGCGATGGGCAGCAGACGACAACACCAGATGCACTCGACAATATCATTATCGATGGAGGTGAGCAACATGAAACCGATACGGTGGTGGAGGGTGAAGAGAACGGTGAAGAATCTGCTAAAACTGGTGATGAGCCTGCTAAAGACGACAGCCAAAAGTCTGTTCAAAAGGCTATTGATAAACAGTATCGGCTACGTCGTGAAGCTGAGGAAAAAGCGGCAGAATTAGCGGCAAGGGTTGAAGCACTTGAAAGACGATTGCAACCATCAGCGCCCGTTAAACTCGACCCTCCTGACCCTTTTGATCCTGATTATGACTCAAAAATCAAGGCCTATGAAAAATCCATTATGGATAGAGCCAGATATGATTATGACCAGGAGATAAATAGATCAAATGCACAACGACAGCAACAGGAGCAGGCCAACGCCTATAATCGAGGCATTCAGGAAAATCTGAACCAATACAACGATATTGTCAAGAAAAACAATATTGATCCAGAAAGGCTTGAAACCCAAACAAGGATTGTAACTACATATCTCAAAAGCCCAGAGATAGCAAATTACCTGCTATCACACAAATCAGGCCCTATGATAGTCGGAGAGCTGGCATCGGATATGGATAGGCTTGAGAAACTATCCGGGATGACACCATTGCAAGCGGCTGCGGCCATAGAGCGAGACGTTGCAAGTAAATTGTATTCAAAACAAAAACCTAAATTTGCCTCAACAGGAGATCTGCATAGTTCAGGCTCATCGAGATCCAGCGAACCAGAGATCCTCAGAGGCATGAAATTCGAATAGGAGTTTAAAAAATGGCACATAGTTTAACATCGAACACTTTAACCAAAGTAGCGAAAGGCTTTGCAGCAGAGTTTGAGGCTGCGAGGATAATTTCCAAAACCGTTAACACTACTGTACTTGACGGTCTTTTTGGGGCGGATTCTGGAACCACAGTATATGTAAAGCGTCCTCACCAGTTCAAATCAATAAGCACTGCTGCTGGTGATATATCGCTATCAACAAAGTCAGATATCATAGCGGGCCGTATGCCTGCGACGGTTCAGAACTATCTAACTGTAGCAATGGAATGGTCAGAAAAAGAGGAAACGTTACAGCTTGATCAGCTCAGGAATATATTAAGGCCTGCTGCCACACAGCTTGTAATCGATATGGAAACCAATCTAAAGACCTACATGATTGGTAATCTTGGGCTTACCTATGGAACCCTTGGGACTCTGGTTGATGCATGGGCTGATGTTGCGGGGTGTGATTCTTTGCTCGATTCATTAGGTGTTCCTGGCGCTGATAGATACTATATAGGAACACCATTCACTAAGCAACTTCTTGCAAGCGCCTATATGTCTGTGGCAGGCCTTCCAAGTAATAAAGTTGGTATGGCATGGGATGAAGCACAGTTTGGCCAAAAGTGCGGGAACACCACTTGCCTATCTGCTGGCTCAATGAACACTTGGACAAATGGAGCGTGCGCCGATCTTGCTGGTGCTCTTTCCGGTGCCCCTGACGTTACATATGCAACCCACAAAGACACTCATTACCAAACCATTGCTCTGAAGAGCCTTTCTGCTGCTGGTGTTATAACGGCAGGCTCTGTGATTCAGTATACCGGTATCTATTATGTGAACCCTAAAACTCAGCAACCTGTCAGAGGAGTTGACGGCGCGCTTATCCCGTTCCGTCAGACTGTTGTTACTGGTGTTACCCTGGATGGGTCAGGTACTGGCTCTATTTCTGTTTCCCCTCCTGCAATTTATGAGGCCACTGGTGCGTACAATAATGTAACCAGTGCACCAACTACTGATACAGTTGTTACGATCCTTGGGGCGTCTGCTACAGCATATCAACCAAATCTTTTCTATCAGAAAGATGCAATTATGCTCGCAACGATCAAGCTTGGGCGGATGTTTGCAACCGACGTATTTTTTGAAACTGCGGATGGAATCAGCGTTAGAGTCTCTAAATACGCAGATGGCGACAAAAACCAGAATAAAATTCGGTTCGATATACTTCCTGCCTTTGGAGTTATGAACCCGATGTTTGGCGGTAAATCTTTCGGATTGTAACCTAATGCGCCGTCTGAAATGGCGGCGCTACAAAGGAGAATCATGGGGACTCTATATTTTGAAGATGTAAAATTTTGGTGCCCTAATGAATATGACGGGCATTTTATCGAGAAGGGAGCTACCAGGACTATCGTAAAGCTTGAAACATTCAGACAGGCTACTGATATGAAACATTATTGGTTCAGGGACAATAGCAAAATCGTTAAAATTCTTGGGGACATAGATGGTGCCGCCGTGTTTATCAAATACGGTATTTCCCCAAATGAGCTGAGCAACAAACAATGGGCTAATAAGAAAAATGGCTGAGACTGCACGGACCATAATTAGCGATGCTTTACGCTCAATTTTTGTCACTGGCGACGAAGAACCAATCGAGCCAGTTGATATGTCGAGAGGCATCAGAACGCTTAATAGGATGATGGCATCATTTGAGTCAGATGGTATTGATCTCGACTATACTGCTATTTCAGATCCTACCGATACTGTTACAATTGATGACGGAGCCTATGGAGGGGTGATAGCCAATTTAGCCCTTAAACTATGGCCATACTATTACAAAACAGATCCATCCCAAATGGTAAT